TGATAAGTAAGCAACGCAAGCGGTAATTGTGTAATTTAATTTTACCCGAGTAATCGATTTGCCAATTAATTCCAATTCCATATATGGGGAATCTGGAACTATGACTACAGCCGGCACAATTGGTGCTTCGGGGACGTGATCGTAAACGTTGGCTGTGACACCCGCTAAAGCAGTTTTGATGGCCCCGCGGACGTCAGAAGCAATAGTAGAGGCAGGCATTAACCCACCATTGTCTCAACGTCAAGGTATGGTCCGAGAAGACCAGTTACTTTAGCAAGAAGATTTTTAGATAAACGATACGGAGTTACTGCGAAGTCGATACCTTCAATTGATCCTCCGGCTGCGGTTCTAGCTTGGAAAATTTCGACAGAGATTGCCAAAACAGCAGATTCGACATTGGGATTTCCGACGTAGGTCGAGAGCCCAGAAAGCGCAGCGTTTCCCGCTGGGATAATGTTCTTTTCCAGTATGTCAGCATTTGTGATTGCGACGGTAAATACATAATCGGTAATTTCATCGTCAGTTACTGTGTGTGTGCCATTAAAGGGAGATCCGCAACCAGTAATAATGACGGATTGGCCTTGAGTAAATTCGTGAATTGTGGCAGTTTCAAAATAAGCCACATTTTCTTCTAATTTAACTTTGTTGATTTTGCTTTGAAAGGTCACAAGCATTGGAAGAATTAAATTTTCGCTTGTGTCCACAATGTCGTTCAAATAAGCATCTGAATAAAGGGCAGACGAGACGCCAAGAATGGTTCTTAGCTCTGTGGCCGTAACTATTGTTGGCATCTCGCCTTCCTTTCGTACTAAGGGGTTAAGCCCAGCTCGGGAGCGGACTGGGCCTAACTATTGATTGATTAGTTCTTGTTGAAGTGGCAAGAACCGTTAGCGACCTTGACTGCAAGAGCGCCGTAGCCGTAGTAAGCAACCTTTACTTGACCAGTCGCAATTACATCTGCGCGAAGCTGGAAGCGAGGTGATTCATACCAAGTGTATGACTCTGGGTTGATTACGAACATTGAGCCATCACCAGTTGTATAAGTGAGAGCTGAAAGTGAGCGAGATACATAGAGGTCGAGACCTGCAACGTTTCCGCGAAGTGACTGTGGGCTTACCGCTCCACCAGCATTTGATGGTGCTGTTGCTGTGTAGATTGGTCGGCCATTGTCGTTGTAGCTCATAATATTCGCCCATTGCTCAGGTGATACTACAAGTGAGCGAGCAAATCCGAGACTGTTCTCATAAACTTCAGCAGCGCCTTGCGCTACGAAGCCAAGAAGACCAGCTGCGGTATTGTCTTGAGCTGTTGGAGCAAGTTGTCCGGAAGAAACGATGAGGTTGGTAACGTACTTGTCTGTTTCCTTTGCATAAGCAAATTCCATCTGACGTACGAGTTCTTCAAAGAACAATGGTGAAGAACGATCCAAAAGTTCAACAGAGAATTCTTGGCCGCCAGCAAATTTCTTTACTGATACGGAAAGGAATGAGTTTGTCATTCCAGTCTCCCCGATTGCGCCTTCTTCAGCTACTTCTGCAACTGTTGGGACTGCGGTGATTTTTGGAATTTCGAATGTCATACCAGCAGCAGGAAGAACTCCGCGGCTAATTGCATCGATAGAACCGCGATCAGCATTTGATAGCGGATTGATGATTTCTGCAAGCTGTGGTGTTGGAATCAAGCCAGCATTGTTTGTTGTGGTGTCATCTGCTGCGCGAACATAAGCGCGAGCATTGTCATCACCAAGAGCAGCGCGGACGCTGTTCTCGAGATATTTCGCCTTTGTGAACTCAAGGCGAGGAGCGGTGTAGAACGCTGGGCGTGGCGCAGCGGCTTCCACCTTAGCTGCTTCTACCGTTTCTTCGGCAGGAGCAGGAACGGTAGTGTCAGACACTTGTTCTCCTTCGGTTGGTTTGTCTGCTTCAGCGGTTGCCGGAGCAGAATCTTCTTTTGGTGCTTCGTTTTCTGATGCAGCGACTTCGCTCACTCGAGCAGAGTCAATAGCTGGATCAGTTACTAATGAAACTTCGTCAAGCGTAGCTGAGGTAATTTGCATAACGCCATTGACGTTTGCCCACTCATTGATTTGAGCTCCTACACTAAAACCATCTCTTAACCCTTCGGTAGCCTCAACTAAAGCATCTTCGCCAGCCATTGTGTTAGCTATTTTAAAAGTCGCAACGATTCCATCTTTTGTGACTTCGTGACTCATCATTTTTCCGATTGGACGAGTGCGATCGTGCTCAAGAAGCAATTTGACTGGTTTGATTTCAATCGAATCGGCGGCAAAAACTGTCGGACCAACTGAAGTATTACCTTGCTCGTTCCAAGTCACAATTGTTCCGCTAATTGTTCGCTTTACTGTATCGGCCGCAGTTACGACCATTGGCATATTAATTCTCATTAGGAATTAAGTCCTCTTCTCGTTGAATCTGTTCAACGCTCATCGCGCCGATACGATTTAGGATTTCATATACTTGAGCGCGTTCTAACGCGTTGCCGCGTAGGAAATCGTCTAACGCAAAACGCGTCATTACTGGGTTAGGCACAAAGTCCGGTAATGACAACCTTTCCTCAATCGCTTTAAGAATTGGGCGAAGTGAGAAATCAACTAATGAGCGCCGCTCAGATACCGCGTTTGAATAAGTCATTGAAGTAGATTCGGCGCTCAAGAAGTACGCAGGAATTCCGCAAGCGCGAGCTAATTCAAGCGCGACGTATTGACGGGCTTCTGCAAGCTGTAATGACTTAGGATCAAAACCAAATTCTTTCAAATCAACATCTGCATTAAGAAAAGCTGTTGAACGAGATTGGCGGGCTGTCTTCCAAGCGCTAAGTAATGATGAAATTCTTTCGGCAGTTAAATTTGTGCCGTTAGATTTAATAACCATTGATGGTGCTGGTTCTTTTGCATAATTCACAGCTGCATTTTCTAAATACACCGCTGCTGCAATGGTTTTACCAGCTCTGTGAAGCAATCCCTCATCTGGGCCATCAAAACGAATAATTGAACCGACACCGCTTACTGGCACAGCAATGCCATCAACTTTGTATCCGGTGATTTCCGTGTTCTTATAGTTTGTGTCAACAGTAATGCGATCAGGGCTAATGCGAGTCCAAGCTCTAACGCGACCGCCATCCGTAGATGAATACATTTCTAAAACTTGACCGTAACCAACGCCATATAACCAAATGTCTTCGGCAAGCCAGTTATAAACAACAAATCCAGCAACTCGGGGATCTGGTTGATTAATGACTCGGTGCGGATCTACATAAGCGCCAGTAATTCGATTGAATGTTGTTAAAGGTAAAGAGCCGATAGTTCCGCAAATAATATTTCTAGCGCGAGCGACGGATGGAACACTCATAGCCAATTGGCGAGTTGTATTTGTTGCTCCGCCAAGAATGTTATAAACAGAATCCGAAATTTGAATCGGAGTAAGAGCAGCTGTTACATCAAGAGGCTTCTCAGCCTTGACTGCGGTTACTTGTGGAAAGAAGAAATCTCTAATAGCACCCATTAAGCCTAAATTGTAATGGGTATGTGCTACACAATTACAATATCGACACCATCATTAGCTTTTGTTGCAAAGTGTGTTGCCATAGCCGAAGCCACAGCACCGCAAATAACTGTATTTGACACCTTGCGACCCATCACCCAACCGCCGTCGCCGAAAGGTAGCTTAACGGCGGCTAGGCAATGTTTGGTCAGCTCATCTTGTCCCGAGTGAGCCAACCGCTGAGATGAGATTGCTCCCAGTAACTCATCACAGCTTTGCGCATAGTCAAGACCATCAATAGGTTCAGTCCGAATACCAGCCGGAGCTAATCGCGCAGCTACAGCCGATGCAGTTCTCGCAGAATAGGCTACAAGACTGACAGGATACTTACGCACCCACTCAGCCACATCATTAGCCATCGCTTTATCATCAAGGTTGGCCGGATTGTGCCAAGTTTGCAAGAGGATTATTTGGAACTTATCTCCTTGAAGCTTTTGCGATGCCACTAATGCGGCCTGTTTTCTATCTGGACTGAGATCGATAGCCAGCCAAGTCTCCTCTTCAGGGTTGAGCCGAAGCCCCTCAACTTTGCAGCTTTCCCATTGAGACGGATTGATAACCGGGTTAATTGTATCGACCCATTGACATAAAACTTCTGTGCGCACAATGTCTTCAGGATCTGACAAGACGGCGCGGATATTATCTGGATGAACTGTGTAGCCAAGTGAGGGATTAGCTTGGCAGACACCTAGCCAAAAGTCTGGCGAATTATCAAATTTAAGTCCGTTAGGTGCTGACCATTCAAACCAACCAATATCATCAGGCGAGCCGTGAATTGCAGCGTAGGCTCGTTCTTTTAGTTTGTTAAGAACTATTGAATGTTGATCTCCAGCATTTGAATAAACCCATATTTGGGGATTTGGGCTAGCCATTTGGGTATAGCGCAACGCAGACCATACGTCTTCGTCTTTGTATTCGCGAGCTTCGTCTAAATGGATGGTTTCGGGTGCGGC